GATATTTATATTGGGGTTATGGACACAATCAAGTAGCTAATGGTGGTGATGGTGCATGGGACGACATAAGAATTTCAAGTGGTGCAAGATACACAAGTTCATCTTATACAGTACCTACTTCTAGGGTTACTGCTGATGCAAATACAAAATTTTTATTACAATCACAAAATCAATCTAGTGGATCTACTACACTTATTGATACATCTCCAGTTGTCAATGCTACTGGTAATTACATTTCTACTACACAAACTGCCGCAGAAACAATTTCAAAAATGGGTATGATTATTCTATATGAAAATACAGTTGGCACTGCAACATTAAATACTGATATAGTTGCTCAGGTGTCTGCTGACAATGGTAGTAATTTTTCTACTTGTACATTGGAGGATATAGGCAACTTCTCTGCAAGTATAAAAATTGCAAGGGCGGTAGGTGTTTCTGTGACTGCTGGAACACAAGTTAAATATAAAATGTCTTTTGCAAATCAGAGTTTTAATTCTAAGGAAACAAAAATACAGGGAGTAGGATTATTATATTAATATGGCTTACATAGGTAAAAGTCCAACTATTGGCAACTATATTGAACTAGACGATATATCCTCTAGCTTTAATGGATCAACAACAACCTTCAATCTAACATCAGGTGGAACTACTGTCGTACCTCAGACAGATGCAAATGCCTTAATATCTATCTCAGGTGTCGTGCAATACACTTCTGCTTACACGATTAGTGGATCACAGATAACATTTAGTTCTGCACCAGCATCTTCAGATAACTTTAGTGGTAGAGTCTTAGGAGATAGCAGAGATATCGGTAGTCCAACAGATGGAACAGTATCATCATCAAGTCTATCCTCTACATTCTTTATGACTAACGGACAGACATTTAACAATGTGTCTATTGCTTCAGGCAAAAATGCTATGGCAGTTGGCACGATAACAATTTCAGGAACGCTCACAATTCCAAGTGGATCTGCGTTTGTAATTATATAGGAGTAAAAATTGAGTATTATACAAGTAGATACACTACAAAAAAGAGATGGGAGTACATTCCCTATAGGTAAATTAGGTCAAATAGTTACTGCTAGAAAAACAGATACTTTTTCAACAACAAGCACAGGATCTTTTGTAGACTTAACTGGTGCAACTTTAAATATAACACCAACCGCTTCAAGTTCTAAAATTTTAATAGACTTTAGAGCATTTGGATCTAATTCAGGTGGTACAGATATTATTGTTACTAGGTTACTCAGAGATAGTACAGAAGTAGGATCAGGTTCAGGTGGTGGTGTATACGATGGATTTGGTATTGCATCAGTATCAGGTTCTTATGAATTAGTAAATTTATCTATGAATTTTATGGACGAACCTAGTACAACATCACAGATAACTTATAAGATACAATGTAGAGTAAATGCTTCCACTGGATTTATTGGAAGAAAAGGTAATGCAGATCATTATAGATTTCCTACATCTTTAATGGCTACGGAGGTACTAGCATGAGTACATTAAAAGTTACAAATCTACAAAAGCTAGACGGATCTACATTTCCTGTAGGTAAGGTTGGTCAAGTAGTACAAGTCACAAAGACTGATAGTTCAACACTAGCAGTATCTACAGGATCTTTGACAACATTATTAACAGCAAATATAACACCAACTGCCACATCATCTAAAATTTTAGTTTCTTATGTACTTCATGTAGGACAACAAGCAAGTCAAGCATTTCCATATAGCACAATTAGAAGAAATGGATCTGATATTTTTAGAGCAGATGCAATAGGTAGTAGGCAAAGATCTACTTCAAGTTATAATGGTTTTAGTGATAATGCTTCAATACAATTTAGTGGGGTTCACACACAACAATTTTTAGATAGTCCAAACAGCACTAGCCAACAAGCGTACACTGTAAACTGTGGTGGGTATGATGGAAGAACATTTTATATAAATATACCAAATGATAATGCAACATCTCATGCTTCATCAACATCAACACTTACACTAATGGAGGTATTAGCATGACATCAATATTAAGAGTAGATAGTATTCAAACATCATCAGGGGGATCTGCTACAGCTAGTGGTTTAGGTATCGGTGGTACAGTTGGTCAAATAGTAAGCACCACATTGAGCAGTACAGTTTCAATTTCTAGTTCTTCAACCTCTAACTTTGTTGATATTTCAGGTTTGAGTGTAAATATAACACCAACATCAACATCAAGTAAAATTTTTATTTTTTATGTTGTTAATGCAAGTGCTACTTCAGGAACAAGACACATAAGATTAATGAGAGATAGTACAGCTATAAGCATAGGAGATGCTGCACAAGGTAATCAAGTTAGGTCAACTGCTTCTGCAAGACCTAATTCTACTGTATATGATTTTGATACTGCTAACATGGCTGGACAATTTTTAGATAGTCCAAGCACAACCTCACAAATAACTTATAAAATGCAACTTACTTTGGGTGCTTCTTATAGTGGAACAGCTTATATAAATAGAACTATCTCAACTGGTGATGCTGACTATGTTCCTGTAATGCAATCAACAATTTCAGTCATGGAGGTACTAGCATAATGGCTATTACAAGATTAAATAATAATTCTATTAGTAGTATTAGTGCTTTGCCTAGTGGTGTTGGTGGTAAAGTTTTGCAAATTGTCCAAAGCACTTATACCACAAGATTTCAACAAACTTTAGCTCAAGGATCTGCTGGTATAACTGTTATCAATAATGGAAGTGGAGATATAGGAGTTACAATAACTCCAAGTGCAACATCAAGTAAAATTTTAGTGACTGTTAATTTAGGAAGGGTAGTAGCTCATAATTCAAGTGAGGGTTATGGTTTACCTTTTGTTTTACGAAGGGGTACTACACAAATAGCAAAAAATACAGATGGAGGTAATGTTCCTCCTTTTACATGGTATGCTGGTACAGAAAATTTGAATTATGATAGTGAAGGTGTCTCATTTCAATTTCTTGACACTCCCTCTACTACAAGTGCAACAACATATACTCTAGGTGCAATACCTCATAGCTCTGGCTCAACAAAAATCTTAACAATAAATGGTTGGCATGACTCAGCAAGTAATACTGGTAATGGGTATATGGCTGGAGCAATATCAATGTTTCAAGCTATGGAAATAGCTGGATAAAAGAAAGGAAAATAAAATGACAGATATAGCAAGTGCAATCAAAGCTCTCAAAGATGATGCAGAGTTTGTAGTTAGTGGAGAACCTACTAATGAAACTGAGTACAAAGCTAATGTAAAATATGTAACTGGAGCAGATTCAAATGGAACTGCAATCTTTGGAGATCAGTTATTTACATGGGCAGAAGTATCAGCCAAGAAAACTGCGTTACAGACTGCTTACGATAACAATGAGTATCAGAGAAAAAGAGCAGCTGAATATCCATCTATAGCAGATCAGCTAGATGACATATATCACAATGGCGTTGATGGTTGGAAAACTACTATCAAAGCTACAAAAGACAAATATCCAAAGAGCTAAATCATGTGTGAATATTGCGGTGGCGAATGTGTCTGTAAATAATGGCAAAGGACAATTTAACTTTTTTTACATCAATAGCAGTAGTTTTTTTAGTTACAATGTTGATTTGTACAGAAGCACACACTGAAACTAATACAGTTTCTAGCACAGTTGTAACTAATTCAACACCTCCTACCGCTAATGCACCTAGTATAATTAATTCTAACTCCGATATATGTAAAGTCGGTGTTGGAGCAAGTGTTCAAAATAATATTGTTGGACTAGCAAGTGGGATAGTTATTGACGATGAGCTATGTCAAAAACTAAAACTCAGTCGATCTCTTTATGCTTATGGTATGAAAGTTGCGGCTGTATCTTTACTGTGTCAAGATCCAAGAGTATTTGATTCAATGATGGACTCTCAGACACCTTGTCCGTCAAGAGAGGGTATTGGCTCAGACGCTATGACTTACTGGGAAAACAACATATCTGAAATCCCTGACGGAAGTAAATACAAAACACAATACACACAACAAATAGAGGCGAGAGAACAACCAATAGGAAACAATGATAGTATTAAAAACTTTGCTCTTATGGCTCTTTCTATGCTTCTCATACTCTAGTTACGCTAATACTTGTTTACCTGACCACGAAGGTCTTTGCGATCCGAGTGTTATCATAACTGAAGATACACAAGTTGAAATAACTGAAGAAGATAAAGGCACAGAAATAGTCACTACAACGACAACTACTGTAACTACTACTACTACAACTATTACAAACGATGACTCAGGTGATATTCTTGATGGATCAAATGACTATGTTTCTTCTAACAAAGAAGGTGACATGGACATTGACTGGGGTGGACAAGGTTCTGCTAGTATGCCATCAGGATCTACTTGCGGACAGCTAGGCACTGATAAATGTGCCATGATTACTGGTAGTGGAAATTCTACCTCTGCTATGGGTGTTCCCAATATGGGTACAACATTCATAAACACAGTAGATATATCAGACCTCAGTATCTCTAATGGTGGAGAAACTAATTACGCAATAAAAGTATTTAAGCCTGATGCACAAGACTCTATCTATATGCACATTACAGGTAGAAATGGTAATACAAATGTATTTACTGGAACTGACATTTTAAGTGCTAGTGGGATAGATAGTCAATACCAACAATATACTGGTGGATTTGATTTTTCAGGTAGTTTAACATCAGTTATAGTTGAGGTCGGTGGTCGTGATATAAACATGGCTGTTGGTGTTATGTTTGACGATGTATCAGTCAATGTAATCTATAATGTAATTGACACAATAGTTACTCAACATATCACAACAATAGAAGAAATATATTATTTAGACATATTTGATCCAACAGAGTTAGATTTTGTTGAAGAAGTTTTTGAATATAATGATGTAAGTTTTGACGATGGCGAGATAAATTTTACCCCTATAGAGCCTGAAACAGAAGAAATTACCTACGAAACTGTAGAGCTAGAGATACAAGAATTTGAAATAGATTTTGAGATAGATTTACCTGAACCTGAGATTGTTGCAGTTGAGATAGAAACAGAATTAGAATTAGAATTAGAGATTGAAATGGAGATGGAGCTACCTGAACCTGAAGTAGAAGAAACAGTAGAGGTTGCTCAAGCAGAAGAACCATCTGATGAAAAGCCTGAAGAAACTGAAACTGTTGAAGAAACTACAGAAGAAGCACCAGTAGAAGCTGAAAGCAAAGAAGAAGAAGTTGAAAAGGAAGAACCCAAAAAACCTGTCAAAGAACCTACTAAAAAAGAAAAGGTTGCTACTAAAATCGTAAAGAAAATAGACGATAAAGAAAGATACGATGATACAGCACAGATCAAAACATTGATTGTGATGCAAATACTCGGTGACACAAAAGGTTTCTTTGATGCACAGGCAACAATACAAGACACTAATATTAATCAATATCTTGATAAATCCTTACAAGATCAGTTTGGAGTCTTGTTCGAACAAGCACAAGGACAAACTATGGAGGATATGATTAATGCCCAGTATTGAGTATCAAGGAATGAAATTTACAGGTGGTAAATTTATTATCATTCTATCTCTTATAGGTACAATCGTAGGTGGTGGCTGGACAGGGTATAAATTTTATGACGATTACCTTGATATGAAACAGCAAGTGCAAGACTTTGTTGCACCTGACCTTAGTGGTTTTGATAAAAAGATTGAACTAGCTGAAGCTGAGATGGATAAAAGACTTCAGTTGATCGAACAAGAACTAGATATGATTAAAGGCGAGATGTCTATGATCCTTGAAGAAGTACAGCTTGTAGCTGGTGTAAGCACAGAATTGAAGAACGATTTAAAACAAGATTTACGATCCATGAACTCTGACATTCGACACATAACTGAGATAGTTAATGATGTCGAGGATAGACAAAAGGAAGATAATCGTGAACTTTTAGATGAGTTGAAATTACTAGAAGAAAACATAGAGTTAAAAATTAACAAGGCATTGAACAATCCATTGAGTGATATGTCAGCAAAGGTGAAATAATGACAACAGCAGTAGTAAGAAAACAAGGCAACAGACCAAGCAAATACAAACAGTCTATCTTATCAGACTTGTTTGAAATGTTAGCAAGAGGTCAAACTATTCGTGAATGTTGCAAAGAACTAGATGTATCTTGGACTACTCTGAGACAATGGATAAACAAAGACGAAAAACTAAACAAACAATATTTACAAGCAAAGCATGATAGCGTTTTATACACTATTGAAGATTTAGATACTTTGCTAGAACAAGCAAAAACAGATCCTAAATTAAACATGACTAAAGTTAAACTGTTAGAAATCATACAAAAAAATGTTCATTTCAAGGCTGGTAAACTAGCACCTAAAATATATGGCACAGAAAAACAAACTATGTCTATTCAAGACCAAAAGGGTAATGAGTTTAAGGTGGAGTGGTCTAAATGAACATAAATCTAAAAACACTTGCACCCTATTTAGTGATAGTCGCATCTATGCTTATTACTTGGGGTACATGGAGTCAGAGACTTGAGGCAGTAGAAAAGAAAGCTGACTCTATAACAGAAATGCAAAAAGACATAGCTGTTATTAAGGAGAAGATAATTTGGATAGAGAACTATCTTTTATCTGACAAATAAATTGGAGTAAATATGTACGAAGAAGTAAAACAAGAAATTATTAAACATGAAGGTAAGAGAAATAAAATTTACCTCGATCATTTGGGAAATGCCACAATAGGGATAGGGCATTTAGTTTTACCATCAGACAATTTAGAGGAAGGAGTAGAATATGAAGATGACAAAATTATGGAACTCTTTGAACAAGACTTTAGACAGGCTTCCATTGATGCACAGACTTTCATCGAAGGGCAAGATATTGATCCTCGTGCTTTTGGCTGTGTTATTAATATGGCATTTCAGCTAGGACTACCTAGACTATCGAAATTTGTCAAATTTAAAGACTGTCTAATAAAAAAAGACTATGTATCTGCTAGTTCAGAAATGCTCGATAGTCGTTGGGCAAATCAAACTCCGAACAGGGCAAACGAACTAGCAGAGATTATGAGGAGTATTGTATGATACAAATGTTAATTAAGCCTTTGTTGGGAGTAGCAACAAGTGCAGTAAGTGGCTATGTAGAAACTAAAAAAGCAAAAGCAGACCTTGCTTTGACTGAAATTAAGGCACAAAAGGCAATTAAAGAACAACAAATTCAGGGCAAAATTTCGTGGGAAGCCAGTGCTGTCGATCAAATGAAAGGGAGCTGGAAAGACGAACTAATTTTAATATGCCTTTTAGTTCCAGCGGTGGCAGTATTTATTCCTAGTTGGACTCCACATATTAAAGCTGGGTTTGAAGCATTACATTCATTACCTGATTATTATAAACACCTTTTATATATCGCCTGTTCTGCTAGTTTTGGCATTAAGGGAGCAAAAGGTGCTATGGGTTTAATAACCAAAAAGAAATAATTATTTATGGCTACTTATAAAGGTAAAAAAGTACCTCTAAACAAGCCAATGAGAGGCGATGTAAAAAAATTTAAAGTCTTTGTAAAAGATGGCGATAAGGTCAAAAAGATAAACTTCGGTGATAAATCTATGACCATTAAGAAAAACCAACCAGCTCGTAAGAAAAGTTATTGTGCGAGATCAGGTGGTATCAAAGGAAAGAACAACAAGTTATCTGCTAACTACTGGAGTCGCAGAGCTTGGGGTTGTTAAGGAAAGGAAAACACTATGGCATACGGATATGGTAAAAAGACTAAGGTAATGAAACCTAAAAAGAAGAAAAAGAAAAAAACAAAAAAAACTAAAAAGATGAGTTACTAATGCCTTTTTCTAAATACTCACCAAAACAAAAAAAGTTAGCTAGAGTCGCACCACCTTTTAATAAAATCACAGGTGCAGACTTTAAAAAACTAAAACCAAAAAAAAGAAAGAAGAAAAAATAATGGCAACTAAATCTATTAAAGCTCCTAAAGGTTTTCACTTTATGAAGTCAGGCAATACCTATAAACTGATGAAACATGAAGGCAAATTCAAACCTCATAAGGGAGCATCATTGTCAGCCAAATTTACAATTCAAAAGAAACATAAAGGTTAATCATGGCAACTAAGAATGTACCCACTAATAAGGCTTTATATGCAAGAGTAAAAGCAGAAGCTAAGAAAAAATTCAAAATTTATCCTTCAGCTTATGCAAACAGTTGGTTAGTTAGGACTTACAAAAAAAGAGGTGGGGGTTATACAACCAAAAAGGCATGAGCAGAGCTAGTGGTGGATTAACGAAGTGGTTTAAACAAGATTGGGTAGATATAGGATCGCCAAAAAAAGGCGGTGGTTATGCCAAGTGTGGAAGAAAATCTGCAAAGGGTAGTAAACGAAAATATCCAAAATGTGTTCCTAAGTCTAAAGCTATGAGCATGACTAAATCACAAATAAAATCTGCTGTTAGAAGAAAAAGATCAAAGGCTCAAGGAGTTGGTGGTAAACCAACTAATGTTAAAACATTTGCAAAAAAAAAGTAATTATAAACTTTTAGTATTATTTTCTGATTTATCTGTTCTTAATTTAGAACAAAGATTTAACACTTCTTTTAGATCATTTTCAAAGCAATACCATTTATTGCCCATAAAATTATTTATGATTGGGTTTTTAGGATCTTTCATTCTTATTTCTTTGATGTGATTTTGTATTGTTCTTTCATGGCAATCAAACATTTCTGCTATATCTTTGTATGTATATATTTTGTTTGTCATTGTACTTCCATATCTTTTATTGGTATAATTCTCAAAGGTGTTTTATTTTTTCCCACATACATTACTTCACAACTAAAAGCCTTTTCTCTTGAAACTTTATAGGTGTTTGGATAAGTCAATTCACCTTGTTTGTTTTTGTGAACGATCTTTACTATTGTTCCTTCTTTCCCAATTTTTCTTTCTGCTATACCTACACTTCCTCCATTCTTCCACATAGGCTCTCTTATCTCTACAGTGTTCATACTTTTATTCCTTTCTCTTTAGTTGAAGTTTGCCAAGCTGATATGACTATCTGAGCATTTTCTCTTTTAATAAGATTGATAGTATCTGCTTTCATCTTAGACTCTAATTCCTTCAGATACTTATCCCATTCATCACTAGCTCTCGCATTTCGGTCTTGCTTACTAGATTGTGCAACACCATTTTGTTCTTCTTTTAGTTGTAGCTCTGCAAGTTTTTTTGCCTTCCATTCTTTCAACATTTCCTTATTGACTTTAGCCTGAACTACCTCCTCAACACTTTCTAATTGTATTAAGGCATCGCCAACCTTTTCCTCTAACTGATCTACAAGATTATTGGGAATGATCGCCATTTGCGTATTTATCCTCCTCTATTCTTAAAATTTCTTTAAGGTTTTTTATGTAAAATTCATGGTTTACTTTTTTATTAACCTCTGCACAATCATGGCACAATCTACATAAAGGAATTAAATTTTCGTAATAATCTAAATACTTGCTTGAGCCTGAACCCCTATTTCGATAGTGATGAGTATCTACTGCAAAATCACCACAGTTTATACAAATTGCATCTTCAGGTATTTTCCAACCTCTACCTTTAAATAAATTTTTTGTATGTTCTCGCAATTCTAAAATCTCCTCTCTTTCTTGTTCATCAAGAACCCATGATTTAAAAGCCATACCCATAACTAATTTTTGCTTTCTTTGACTTTGTTAATGTGGTTCATAAAATTTTTTTCTGCTTCTTCCAAAGTAAAACCTCCTGAAGATATGTTATCTTCATTTAGATAAACTTTTTCTTCATATAAATTATTTACTTTTGCTGAAAATTTATACCAACCACATTTCAACTGTGAAATTTCAATCCCATTTTTTATCTTTTGCCATTTAATAGGATTTAAATCATTACGCATTATTTTTTGCCATTAAAGTAATCAGCTCTTGACTGATTAATAGCACAACTGATCGCTATGGCTCTTTTGTTTTCTTGATCTAGTTCTTTTAAGTTTGGATATTCTTCCATCAAATCAAATGCACGATCAATCAACTGTAAGTTTTTTTCAATCTCACTTGTTTGTATGTTTGCACCATAATTAAAATCATTAGTCGGTTGTGGCTTTTGACCTTCAAATGGATCACTTCTTTCTTCTTTGTATTCAGGTAGTTTTTTTGGCATTTTATTTATAACAGCCATTTGTTTTTCTGATGGTGTATAACTTCCATTGATACCTTTATCGTAAAAACTTTTTTCAAAATCATTACATTTATCTCTATCTACAAACTCAAGAGCTTCTTTCATTGTTGTCATTTTAACTGTCCTTTCTAAAACATTTTTCAATGATTGCATTATTGTCGTATGCCTCCCTAAATAATTTGAATTGATCCCAACCAAGTGCTAGTTGTTCTGTTGTAAATTCTTTCAATTCAATTTTACTATTATTTTTTGGTAGTCTTACAATAATTCCTTTTTCAATTTGGATATTTTCATTTTCATGTATTAACCAACTATAAGCTCCAAGTTGTATAATCGTGTCGTTGTAAATTCTTTTACCTGTTTTGAAATCTATGAGAATATGATTACCCTCTTTATCTTTGACTAACAGATCAGGACAACCTCCATACTCATAAGACTCACTGACCATTTGTTTTTCTGTCCAAACAATTTCATAACTTTGTTTATCCCACCATTCTGTAAATTTAGTAAAAGCCTTTTGAACTTTTTTATCATCAGGTATTTCGTAATCTAATCCTAGAATATAATTTTCTGCTAAGTCATGGACACTTGTTCCTTGCTCACCAGCTTTGTCTCTTTCTTGACGATAATCTTTTCCCTCTTTACCTAAGTTCCAAGCCCAATGTATTAATGCACTAGAGTTTTTAAATGCACCAATAACAGTTGTCGTTCCAACAACTAGCTGACCACTATCTAGCTTGTATGTTCCTGTTGGCATTTTTTATCCTTTGTTCTAATTTTTTTGATGCTTTATCAAAGCGTTCCATAACTTTTATAAATCTTTGAATATCTATTTTTTCTTTTTGATTATTTTTTTTCATCTCGCTTCCTTTCAATATGGCAGACTAAGTTGCAGAAGTATTTTTGATATGCAACCAAATCAGTTTTTTACCTAATTTGGACAATGAGAAATTACTTATTCGTTTTTTGCAATCTAATTGGACTTTTGCTTCTCTTTTAGATAACTTTGAAATATCGCAGTCTTGCGGAGACAATTTAGATTTTCCTAAATGAGAATATTTATAATCTGCCATAATTGGAAAATACACGAAAGTTTTACAAAATGCAAAATAAAAATTAATTTATTTGATTTTTTATGTATATTTCTGTAAAGATAGAAATGTGGCTTTTTTTAAGGGATATTTGTTTGACAGAGATACACAAAAAAACAGAGAAATACGCTTTATTTTGTGCATTTACGATCATTATAAACATTACCTTAAAATTTGTAAAGAGAATGATATTCAATTTTGGAACATGGAAAACATCATTTGGGAGTCAACACTAATTGAATACGGAGCAAAACCAAAACAAATGCCCAACTTGCAACAGGCTAAATATTTCAACAGATTATTTGCCGACACAACAAGAGAGAAGGATTATAGACTATATACTGAAGTTCCAATTAAAAAATATGCGTAGTCCAAGTTATAGAGATATGGCAAAACACATAGGCGTAAAGACAACTAATTCAATTCATAAATATTTGTATAGACTAAAAGAAAATGGTTTTGTAGATTTTATTCCAGCTATGAAAAATTCTGTAAAGGTGATTAAACATGATTGATAAATTACCAGCTATGTATTTTTTTCCAAATGATTACATAGCTTCTACAAGATCATTAACAATGGCACAGAGAGGTATTTATACAGACCTTTTATTTTTTAGCCACACAATGAATGGAAAAGGTTTACCTTGTGATATTAACGAACTTTGCAAACTTATATTTCAAATGACATTTGATTTAGAAGAAATGGAGCAAAACAGGGCTGATCTCATATTTGTCTTAGAAAAAAAGTTTTATATTGAGAATGATCGCTACTTCAATAAAAGGCAACAAATTGAATTTGTAAAGGGTATTGAACTCTCTAATAAGAGAAGTATTGCTAGAAAAAAGTCTAAAGAAAAGTTTGATAGCGTTTTGTCAGATCAAATTGATGTTTCTGTAGATAAAGATACAGATACAGATAAATATTTTAATAATAATATATGGTCAAAACTCAAAGTTAAAAGAGGATCAAAAAAACTAGCTTTTGATAAGTGGTTAAAAATTAAAGATACTATTGACAGTGATTTAATTGTTAATAAATTTAACAACCTTTGCAAAGAAACAAGTGATAATATTTATGTTCCTCACTTTGCTACATGGTTAAATCAAGAACGCTTTAATGACGAGGACATTTTTAGCATTGATAACTTTAAAAAAACACACAATATTGACTTTAACTTTATAGAGGAAAAAGACAATTTACTTTATTTTACTTCAAAAGAAGCATGGGGGATAGTCGATTGGTGTTATGACAAGCAAGGCAATATGATTAAACAAAAAGATTTGAATGGCAAAAAAGAAAAAGAAGCAGAAAAAAAACAAATCTGAATCTATCCAATTAGAGGCAACAGATTACGGAGCACAAGAATTAATTACTATTAATGGTGAACTATTTCGTTTGCCTGATGGTAAAAAAATGAAAATTGGATTACGCCATATTTATGGAGAAATAAATTCTAATTTGCAAAAGTATTATCATAAAAACCTTTTATGCCCACAAGATAGTAAAATAAATGCTATGCGTTTTGTTGCTGGTGAAAAGTTAGAAGCTCTTGCAGTTTATTCAGGATTACAAAGAAGCACTACTTTTAATTGGGATAGATTAGAGGGTATTCCAATGGGTAATTCTTTAGAGATAATGAACATAAATGGTTTTGACGCACACGACCAATTCAATAAAGCATTTCTATCAATCCCATATAATTTAAGATCATTAACATTCAATCTTATAGTGAACGACCAACCAGTAGGCAGACGCAAAGGTATGGAAAATTTAAAAGAAAGCCTTGATTCTTTGAGAGAATTTTTTAAAATAGGCTAGCCCTCATTACTCGCTTTCTGAGGGCATCTTTAACAAAGTGATATGGCTTTTGTTTATTTACTTAGTCGTTTTATCTTTGTTTTATACTTCTTGATGTAGGTGTGAGCAGTTTTTTGTTTAGTTTCCCACCTACTTAGAAGTTTTTGAAAATTGCTAATTTTTTTAGCAACCTTTTCATCTTTAGTTAAGATTGGTTTTGCTTTTGGTTTTAATTTACCAATTAGCCAACCTTGATCCATAACATATTGACCTATTTGAAGTTCAATCTCAGCCTGTATTAAAGAGTGATTTCCATTATTGTTGGGGTATTGGAAGTAATAAATCCGATGTGAAACATCATGGACTAATCTTCGCCAACCTTTACTTAACAGACTAGGATTGCCTGATAAAGCAATCCAACATCTTCTAGGTCTTGTTCTTCCAGCTATTAACTTTTTTGTTATCCATTTAGTATTTGATAAGTTTCTAACTTTCTTTTTACCAAACTTACTCATTAAAAGTTTATAAGCCTTAAACGCTTCTTCTTTAGTTATGTAAGGAAGTTCTTTTGGAAATTGTCTATTAACTTTTCCATAAGTTCTTCTCATTTTTTTTTGATACTGCTGAGATATACTTAATTGTTCTGATATCTCACTAGCACCATAAGATTGTATCATCATAATGATTTACCTTTCTTAATGAAGCCATATTCACAATGTTAAAGAGCATAATTAAATTCCTAAAAATTTAATTTATGATCCATTATATCAAATTGGATTTTTCAATTTTTGTATTTTGGCTAAATTAAGGTGATATCAAATTTACTTTTATTGATTATCAATGGTAAAAAAAAATTATTTGAAAAACTTGACAAGATCAATCAACAATTCTAGAGCAAAAATTTCTGAATTATAAAAAAAATTTATTGATATATAACAATAATAAATGCGACATCATGTCAAAATCACTAATTTGTTCTATCACTGTTCTATTTAATTATTGGATCGTAAATGTTAAGGATTTTATATAGTCGTAATTTTTGACTAAATTTCAAATAAACATCATAATAATTCTTGTTTGTTTATATTTTTCTTTTTAATTTATGTTTAATATGATGAAAAAATCTAATAAAAAATCTAAAAAATCATCTAATGATGAACTACTAGACAAAGACATAAGATGTAGTTTATTCATTCATAATGACCAAGATGATAACAACAATGTTATAGTCGTATTTCAGGGATTTGATGATAAAGACGAATGTTTAAAGTTTGTTGAGAACTATAAAAGCGACTCAAAATCTTATAAAGAAATAGATCAAGAACACTATGGTTCTTTATTTACAATACACTAAGGCAACCCAAGAATATCAGATTGCCTAAAATAATATTTATTACTCGAAATAATATTTAGCTTTTTGTCTGTTTTTATAATTATGAACAGATAAGATACTTTTTAGGTTTTCTTCAACTGTATATGCGTTTTTCCATTGATGAGGAAATTTAGTAAAGTTTTCTATAAAAGTATAAACATTAAAATCTTTAACAGTTTTTAACTTTAATAATGCTCTAATAAAATAAATTCTATTCCAAATTTTCTTTTCCATTGAAGAATTTTTAAGCATTAGAATTTGACTTTTGACCTTTTCATAAACTGAATCAGGTATAGATAACTTTCCATTTCTAAAATCAAAATAGCTGCCTCTTATTTTTTCTTCACCAACTGATAAATAGGTGCAAGCCTCTAAAACAGTAGAGTGAGAAACACCTAATTGTATTAATTTAAGATATTTTTGATAATGCTCTTTATTATCAGAATGAACAGAATAAGCATAACCAATATCTGTATTTGTCCAATTCTTTTGAACTGAGTTTATATCTCTAACTAACTCAACTAAATTTGTATTTTCAACATTTTTAACAAAATATTTAATTGGTAGTTTTAAAGCCTTACAACTCTCAAATCTATGTTGTCCGTCAATTATTTCTTTATTTTGATTTACAACAATAGGATTTACTAGACCATATTTTTTAATACTGTCTATAATTTTACTAACTTTTGATGCCTTTATTTTGGCATTACCATCAAAGAAAATAAATTCTTGATAATTGCTAGTAGTATATATTTGATCTTGTTTCATAATATATATTCTCTTTCTAGTATGCTAAATACATACTCAAAAGCCATTTGACAGGCTTTTGACTAAATATTTAATATTCTGTGGTAAGTTTAAATTTAACTTCTAGATAGTTATCATCACCATAAAGATGACAATGCTTATCAGAATGAAATCTAAGAGTTTCTATAAGATCAACTAAATCATAAACATTACATTTTATAGTTTCACCTTTTTTTATATAAGGTTTTTTTAACTTAATTGATTTTTCTTTCTTATTATCCCATTTTGATTTAATACATTCTACTTTTGTAATTTCTAAATCATCATAACTAAATATTGGTTTCATTGTTATTTACCTCTTTTTCTTTTGTGTTTACATCTAATTCATCTACATTTGTAATTTCTTGATCTTGATCTAAATTACAAGTAAAACGCCAATCGCCTTTGCCTTTTTGGATAAGTTTAACTGCTTCTTCTTCGCTGTTTGCTTCAATTTTTGCGTTCCAAACTTCATAACGATAAATAGTCTTTTCAACTGTATATGTTTTCATTTATTCACCTCTTTTTTAATTTGTTCGCATTGTTCACAATCACATTGATTAAACTCATCTTGAGTTAAAAAAATAGTTTCCATTCTATCTTGATTATCACAATGTTTACAAACAATATGCTCGTCTTGATGATCGTATGAAATAAATCGATTATCACATTTAAGACATTCAACAATTTCGTAGTTATTCATTGTCTTTTTCTTTCTTAGCTCTCATAAGAAGTTTGTAAGCTACATAAAAGAATACAACCAATAAAATTAGGTCGGCTCCGTCAATTCCATAAAAAGGCATAACAACCTCGCTTCCTTCAATATCAACTTAGATATTGACTTAAGGGCTACTTAAAGCCCTTAAATAAATACCTAATTAAAAAAAGGCTCTGGGGTAGCTTGTTCAATCATGACAAGTCTTACCACTTGGTAAGTTTTATAAACCTCTTTAGCTTCTTTATGTGTTAAGTTGTGAACACTACGCAACGCAAGAAATTTATTATTCTTATCTTTTTTTATGATCTCATCATTCATATTTAAAAGACTAGACACCGCAAAAGATATATTTCTGTCGTGGTGATACTGGAAAGGATTATTATCCATTTATGCAACCTCTCTAAAATCTGGAGCTATAATTCCATAGCCTCCAAAGTCTTTGTGAATTGGTTTATCCTTGCTAAAATCCTCAAAGAATTTCAAAGCATATCCTCTAGCGTCAGAATTAAAGAACATATTAAAAGTATTTGTATTTAATATCTCAGCAACCTTATTTAATATTTTGTTGCTTTCTTTTTCAATGTCGCCTTGAAAATCTCCGTTGCAGTAATCAGTAGCTAATTTGTGAGCCTTATTCTCTAATCTGAATAACTGCTTACAAAGTTTAACGCTATCTACATCAAGATTGAATATAGATTTTAAATTATCACCATGCTTTTCAATTCTTTTATACATGATGTATTTGTCTTGTTGGTTCATAATTAATACCTCGCTTTATTAATTTTCTATAATAGATCAAATATATAAAATAATGTCAAGTAGATTTAATGACAAATAATGAAAATAATAGAAATATTTGTATATTAGGGAATAAAATATAATTATATTCGTTATTATATATATGTATAATATAAATATAAAAGAAATAGAGAAAGATAGAGCTTTTATTGATCTCTTAGTAAATAATCCTGAATTTGCCAAAGAATACAACAAGGCAACTAACAAACAAAAAGAGGAACTATTTTTATTTATTAGAGATAAAGGGAAGAAATATATAAAATAATATATAATTAGGAATTAGCCCTTTTTTAAGGGCTTTTTTCAACCAAAAAAACCACGAATAAATATCAACCAAATTAGACCAAATAAACACCAATTAGAGACAATCTTATATTAAATAGATATAGAACTTATAGAGATATATAGAGTAAGTAAGATAGAGTAATAAAGAGATAGTAAAGAAGTATTAATATTATTAATGTAATAATACATTGATATTATTAGTTAATATTGATCTTTGTTAATGGGTTATTGTTTAGATTATTTTTGTAGATATATAATATTACAAAACAATTAACTAAGTCCTTAAAAGAACACAGAAACAATATAATTACAGTCATAAAACTACATAAATAAACATATAACCAACACTATTGTTATTATTGTTGTATTTATTAGATAAGAACTACCTAGTCAAAACAGATTTAATTAATTATACAAACAGAATACGCACAGACCCCCATAGGTCTATGACGATAGTCATTGTAACCAACATTAACTCAGAACACATCTCTCTAAAGGCTCACTAAATAGTAGATTTGTAAGATAAAAAAAGTAACATAATTAAAAAAGGCACAGTGAGGACTGATATGAAAAAAAAGGCAAATAAGAAGGCTACAAAGCCTAAAATAAGTGTGATGAGTGTACTGCTAGGTGAACTACCAGATAGGTCTCCTGTGGTTCAGAACTCAGGAAAAAACCTTATATCTGATCGTAATGTATCTCGTATGAATGACTATCTAAAGGGTAATCAAAAAGATGAAGTATGAACACGATTACGATCCCATACAAGCCTAGAGAATTACAACAACAGGTTCATAAAAACCTCAAAAGATTTAATGTCTTGGTCTGTCATAGACGATTTGGCAAGACTGTATTAACTGTAAATGAGCTGATTAAGAAGTGCCTACAATGTGAGTTACCAAGACCTCGGTATTATTATATAGCACCGACATACAGCATGGCAAAAAGAATAGCTTGGGATTATCTCAAGTATTACACTTCTGTTTTGCCTAATATGGATTATCACGAGACCGAACTAAGAGCTGAACTCCCCAATGGAGGCAGAATACAATTACTCGGTTGTGAACGACCACAAACCCTCAAAGGACTTTATATCGATGGTGTTGTGCTAGATGAGGTAGCTCAGATGCCACCAAAAATGTGGACTGAAGTAATACGACCAGCACTATCAGATCGAGAGGGTTTTATGATTGCGATTGGTACTCCTCAAGGTCATAACTCCTTCTTTGATCTGTATAATCATGGTATGCACAATGAAAGTTGGTATGCTACTAAATTCAAAGCATCAGAGACACAAGTAGTCAAAGAGGAAGAATTAGAAGAAGCAAAAAAATTAATGCCTCCTGAGATATACGAGGCGGAATACGAATGTAGTTTTGAAAGCTCTGCAATCGGAGCTATCTACTCACAAGGACTTAATAAAGCAGATGATGACGAAAGAGTAACTTCTGTACCCTACGATCCAACGATTAAGGTATCTACCTTTTGGGATCTAGGAATGGCAGATAAAACTGCAATATGGTTTGTTCAACAAAAAGGAACAGCCATACACCTTATAGACTATTTTGATGATAGCGGTGAGTCACTAGAATACTACGCTGGAGTTCTTGATAACAGAGGATATGTGTATGATACGCACTACCTACCACACGATGCCAGTGTGAGAGAAATCGGAACTGGTAAATCAAGAGTAGAGATCGCACAGAGTTTAGGTCTATCGACAAGCATTGTACCTAAAATGAGTGTCGAAGATGGAATTAACGCAGTCAGAATGACATTATCACGATGTTGGTTTGACTTTGAAAAGACAAAAGAAGGATTAGATGCCCTAAGACAGTATAAATGGGCTGTTGATGACAAGGGTGTAGCAAAAAATAGACCACAACACGATTGGACATCGCACAGTGCAGACGCATTTAGATATTTATGCACTGGATTACAAGAAACTAAAAGCTGGTCAACACAAATTAAATATCCGAGATTAGGAATTGTATAATGAAATTAACTAAAGAAAGATTGAAGTCACTAATATCACAAGAGATAACTAACTCTTTAGGTTTTTATGGTGGTGAACTTACAGAGCAGAGGAAAAATGCCCTAAAGTTTTACTTAGGAGAACCATTAGGTAACGAAGTAGAAGGTCAATCACAAGTAAGATCACAAGATGTACTAGAAGTTGTAGAAAGCATACTCCCTAGCATGATGAGAATCTTCACACAGGGCGAAAGTATAGTCAGATTTGAACCTCAAATGCCTGAAGATGTTGCTTACGCAGATCAATCATCAGATTATATCAATCATATCTTTAACAAAGACAATAATGGCTACCAAATCTTGCATACAATGTTCAAAGATGCCCTTATTTCTAAAAATGGCTTCGTAAAATACTATTGGAAAACAGATAAAGAGCAAAAAGAAGAATCATATGAAAATTTAACCACTGCTGAGTACCAAGCAATCCTTGCAGACACCGAAGTAGAGGTTGTCGAGGTCGAAGATACTACTGAAGAACTAGATATAGCCGCCCAAGACTTCACAGAACAGACTTACAATGTCACTGTTAAGCGAGTCAAAGAATATGGTCGTGTTTGTATAGAGAATGTAGCACCTGAAAGTATGCTTGTAAGCAAATCTGCTACATCATTAGAAGATTGCAACTTTATTGGACAAAGAGTTTTTAAAACTAGGTCTGAATTAATTAGTATGGGTTTTGATAAGAAAATGGTCAATGATTTACCTGTAGCTGATGAAGAAATTTACAACACAGAGGCTGTTACAAGACGATCTTATGACGATCAAGATATGCCTCAAGAGTATCAAAACATAGATCCTTTATTGACAAGAGTAGCAGTTATTGATTGTTACATGAAGTGTGACTTTGATAACGATGGTATAGCTGAACTACGCCACATTGTAGTTGGTGGTACAGGACAAAACGCTTATCACATCTTAGAGAACGAACCTATAGAGCAAATACCTTTTGCAATGGTAACAGCTATCCCAATGCCTCACAGATTTTATGGTTTGTCGATATATGATTTGATAGGTGATGTTCAAGAGATCAAAACAACCCTATTAAGACAAACTTTAAACAACGCCTATCTACAAAACAATGCTAGAACTGTTGTAGTAGATGGACAAGCTAATATAGACGACCTCCTTACATCGAGAGCTGGGGGGATTGTACGAGTAAAGTCGCCAAATGCAGTAACACCCCTCGCCTCTCCTAACTTTATGAGTCAAGGTCTAGCGATGCTAGACAAAGTAGATAACATTCGTGAATCAAGATCAGGTGTCTCTAAAGTTCAAATGGGATTAGATGCCGATCAGATTAATAAATCACACACGACAGCAACCAGTGCTAATGTGATGATGAACGCATCTACTCAAAGAATAGAACTTTACGCTAGAAACTTTAGTGAAGGTATCAAAAGAATGTTTCAAGGTATCTTGACTTTAGTATGTAAGTATCAAGATCAAGAAAGAATTATTAGATTGAGAAATCAGTTTGTACCAATGAACCCTAGAGAGTGGGTTGATAGGTATAATGCAACAGTGCAAGTTGGACTTGGCACAGGATCACAAGATCAACGACTCGAAGTCTTAGGTCGTGTTTTAGCAGTCCAAGAAAAACTAATCGGTGCTGGTGGTATGGGTATAGTAGATCCACAAAAGATTTATAATACCTTAGAGAAGTATTTAGAAAATGCTGGTTACAAAGATGCAAGTCAGTTCTTTAATAATCCTCAAGTTAATCCACCAAGACCACAACCAAAAAGACCAGATCCAGCAATACAATTAGCACAAGCAGATTTACAAAGACAACAAGCAAAAGATCAAGCTGAAATACAACTAAAAGCACAAAAGTTAGAACTCGATCAACAAAAATTAGCATCACAATTAATTAAAGAAGATGATGCAAAAGAATCACAAAAAGAAAAACTAGCAACACAAATATTACAGCAAGGAATTAAACAATAATGGCAACACCTAATATGCCTTCTTCGGCACAAGATATTATTAATAACTTTTTATCAGGTGGATATGCAAGTGAAGCACAAGCAAATCCTTACAGAGTTAATGTCGATCCTTTTCGACCACCTGTCTCTGATACACCTGAAGAAGATAATAAATCACCTACTGATCCTTGCCCTGATGGTTTTATTTATGATCCTGTAATTAAAAGTTGTGTTCCTATTCAATCTTCACAAAGTGACAACGATACATCTGATGAAAAAGATCCTAATGCTATTATTAGGCAAATGGAAAAAGATCCTACAACAGGATTTGGTGCATCAAGTATTTTAGATGACTATATCACACAAGGATTAGGTGAAGGAACTTTTATAAAGTTTGATCCAAATATTGGCAGATTAGGAGCTGGAAGTTTTAGTCCATTATTAGCTATAGGTGGTGGATTATTAGACTCTTTAACTGGGGGAGCAAACAGACGAGAAAATTTATACAATGATGCCCTTCAATATATGATGGACAACCAATATGGAAAAAAAATTGGAAGCGATCTTTTTAGATTTTACTCCCCTAGAGAATATTATAATCAAGTAAGCAGAGACATGGTTGATCCAGAAAACAAAATGGAATCACAAAATATGACAGTTGGCACTGCTGTTGAACAAATGATGAGAAATGAACCAAGTAAAGGTGGTGGTTCTCCTATAGCTGAAGATTTATCAGGTGGTTTATTATACACAAGTCCATTAACATCTGTAGATTCAAGTGGAAATAGAACAAGAAATGATGATGCTTACAGAGCCGCATTAGCAAGAAATGTCAAAGCCAATCCATTTAAATTTAGAAGTGATATTGGTGGTACAGGAAGGGCTGGTTTCTTAGGTGGCAGATAGTGAAATCAAAAGAAGCGATCAAGCTAAAAGAATACTTGAAGATGAAATATTTATAGAAGCAATACAAAAGATTAGAGCAGAGTTAAATACTGAATGGTTAAACTCTGACACAAAAGATTCAGAACAACGAGAGAACATCTTTGTCATGAGAAGAATGTTAGAAGTTGTCTTGATGCAAATACGATCAGTTATGGAAACAGGCAAGATCGTAAAAAAATAATAGGAGTAAAATATGGCAGAACAACCAGTAATGGACTCTGCAACAGAGACTCAAACAGAGTCTGTTGCACCAACGCCCAAGCCTCTAAATACTGGAGAGGCGGCTGAAGCCCTGAAGAACTTATTAAATGTAAACGCCTCAGAGACTCAGGAATCAGCAAGTGAAGAATCAAAGAAAGAGGTAAGCGACTCGGAAACGAATATCGAAGATGCTTTCAATGATGATGAACTGATAGATCAAATTGAAGATGAACAACCATCTGAAAGTAATCAGGAACTTTATAAAGTTGTTGTCGATGGACAAGAACAAGAAGTCACCCTAGACGAACTCACGAAAGGTTATTCACGACAAAGCGATTATACTCGTAAAACCGAAAAACTATCGCAAGATAGAAAAACTGTTGAAGAATTAAAAAACGAATACACTAGGCAAAACGAGGAGGCTAAAATCAAACGAGATCAATACGAAAAGCAAATTCAAGTATTGTCTGAACAATTAAGATCAAGTGAACAAAAGGTAGATTTAGATAGACTTTATGAAGATGATCCAGCGGAGTATGTTCGTGTAAAAGCTGAACAAGATCGTAGGAAAGAACTTTTAGAAAGGTCTAGACAAGAGCAAGAAAGAATCCAAGCTGAAAAACAAGAAGAACAAGGTAAACAATATAATGCTTATCTTGAACAGCAAAGACAACTCCTTGCACAAAAACTACCTATATACGCTGACAAAGAAAAAGGTGCAGAGTTTGTTAAAAATTTAACAAATTATGCTAAAGAGATTGGATATACCGATCAAGAAATTAATATGTTAGTGGATCATAGATCAGTTATTATGTTAGCTAATGCTTATCGTTACGATAAGTTAAAAAAAGCTAATTTAAAAAACAAAAAAGTAACAAAAGTATCTAAGGTCGTAAGTTCATCAAGTCCAAAAGTTCAAGATGATAATGAAGTTGCAAAAAAGTTAAAATCTCAAAAAGCAAATCTTAGAAGAACAGGCAAAGTTCAAGATGCCGCTAATGTCCTTCAACAGATTTATTCTCAATAACATATAGAAAGGAATAAGTAATGGCACAACCAACCAATACTTTTGACACCTATGATGGTGCAAACTCTATAAGAGAAGATTTAGCTGATGTAATTTATAATATTAGTCCATCAGAAACTCCTTTTATGAGCAACGCATCAAAAGGTACAGCCTCAAGTACATTGTACGAATGGCAAACAGACTCACTAGCTGATACTGCGGCTAACGCACAGATCGAAGGTGATGATTATGACGGAGAAGCAAGAACTGCTACTGTCAGACTTAACAACAGAACACAAATCTCAGCAAAGTCAGTAACCATTTCAGGTACAGACGATGCAGTAGATAATGCTGGAATGTCAACACAAATGGCTTATCAACTCGCAAAGATGGGTAAAGAAATCAAGCGAGACATTGAAAGAGCTATGGTAGGTATTGAAAACGCAAAAGTTGCTGGTAACGCATCTACAGCTAGAGAAGCCGCTTCAGTTGGAACTTGGTACGGAGGTAACAAACCTGGAACTTCAAGTGCCGCTGGTAACTTCTCAAAAGGTGGTTCACCTTCAGCTAGTCCAGCTGGTGACGGAAGCACAGCTATTGCTGGTGGAACAAACAGAACTTACACAGAAACTCTACTTAAAGAAGGTCTTTTAAAAGCCTTTGAACTAGGTGGAGAGCCTGAGACAATTCTTATGTCACCATCACACAAGCAGACTGCATCTGCATTTGCTGGTGTAGCAACTAAATACAAAGATGCTAGTGATAAAGTATCTATCGGAACTACAGACATCTATGTATCAGACTTCGGTGAAGTTGCATTTGTACCTGACAGACACCAAAACGCAAACAGAGTAGATATCCTACAAATGGATATGTGGAGTGTGGACTTTTTAAGACCATTCCAAACTACTGATCTTGCAAAAACTGGTGACTCAGACAAGAAGCTACTCTTAGCTGAGTGGACTCTTTGTGCAAAAGCACCTAACGCAAACTTTGGTATATTTAACTTAACTGCATAATTGTAGTTAAATACTAGGGAGGGTTTATGCCCTCCCTTTTCAATTAGAGAGGAAAAAATGACAGTATTTGCAAACAAAAAACATTCATCTAAACTTTACAAAATTGTTGCTAGTGCAATTAAAAAAGATCAAACAACCTCAAGAGGTGTTGGTAAGAGACAATCTAAACAAACATCAGGTGGAGATCGAAAGTATGATCCAATGCTTAGTATGAGAAGCAATCAAGGTCTAGAAATACAAGACACAGTAGATATGATGATTGCAAAAGCACTTAAATAATGGCAAAAAAGTTTTCACTTAATGATCCTGACGATCAGGCATCAGTTAGAACTAACCTTATCGTTGATGAAGCTGAGAATAAATATCATATTGAAAACTATCAAGATCAAGCAACTATTAAAGAAATCTTAGACGCAAACAAATTAGCACAAAATGAAGGTGCATATAAGTCTAAGGCTATGCAAAATGAAAAAGGTTATCGAGTTGCAAGGCTACCAAACATTGTAGTTCATCAACTAGCTAAAAAAGGAATACTAAATTATAGTGGTAAAGTCCTTGATAAACCTAGATTTTTTAAATGGTTGAACGACTCAGATAACAGACACTTTAGAATATATACAGGAAACCTATAATGGCAATAGACACATACACAAATCTCAAAACATCAATAGCTAACTATCTTAATAGAAGTGATTTGACTGCTTTTCTTGGTGATTTTATTACACTTACAGAGGCAAGATTGAATAGAGAATTGCGTGTTAGAGAAATGGTAAATACAGACACATCAATAACAACTGTGTCAGGCACACAAAGTTATGCTTTACCAACTGGATATATCGAAGCAACCACTGTAATTTATCAAAGTGATCCTTATTGCACACTTAAATTTATTAATAATAGTGATTTTTATAACAAATATAATGATAGTCAGAGTAGAGGTAAGCCACAATTTTTTACAATAGTTGGCACAAATATTCTTTTGGGCAGACCACCTGACTCAGCAACAACATTACAAATAAACTTTTACAAAAAATTAGACACACTTTCTGACACAAATACTACAAACACAATATTAACAAATTATCCTGAACTCTATTTATATGGTGCATTAGCAGAGTCAGCTCCATTTATTATGCAAGATGAAAGAATAAATACATGGGGAACTCTTTACAAAGAGGCATTAAAAAATGCAAACGAAACATCATCAAGAGGATCAACAACAACATCACCATTACAGATGTCAACACCACAGGTAGCATAAAATGATTGAATTTGGTGATTTACAATCAGATTTACCCACTTATGAGAACTCAGGTGCATTAGTTGTAGATAATGTATTACCTCTTGCTAAAGGTTATAAAAGCCTAGCTGGTTTTCAGGCACTAAGCGGTACAGGATTATCAGGTAGTGCAGTAGGTTTATTTACAAGTTTTAGTGCCAGTGGTTCTACTAACTATGCTGGTGATGCTACTAAATTATATCAGATGAACTCCTCTCTTGTCTTTCAAGATAAAAGTAAATCTGGTGGATATAATAACTCAACTACAGAAAATGCTAGAGACTTTTGGGCATTTACACAGTTTGGTTCAAACATTATTGCTACAAACTTTGCAGACAATATACAAAAGTTTGAAGAAGGTGTAGATAGTGCGTTTAGTGATCTAATAGCATTAAAAGCGAAGTTTATAGCTGTTATTAGAGACTTTGTTGTTGTCGGTTACACTGACGAGTCAAGTGTAGAATACAATCAAAGAGTTAAATGGTCAGGTATCAATGACAGTTCAACTTGGACTCCAAGCCAAGCAACACAGTCAGGCTTTCAAGACATTGTGGGTAGTCATGGTAATGTTCAAGCCATTGTAGGCGGTGAATCTGCTGGTGT